TGAAAAGACAGTGGTGGAAAATATGGGAAGGGGAAAAAATACCGCAGATGCAGTACGTGATCCAATCCTACGATACTGACTTCAGCAAAAAGGAGACCGCGGACTATTCGGCGATTACCACCTGGTGCGTGTTCTACCCCAACGAGGGCATGGAACCGAATTTATTACTACTCGACGTACGCAAGGGACGCTGGGACTTTCCCGAGCTGAAACGACTGGCATTCAAGCAATACCAGTATTGGGAACCCGACACCGTGATCATCGAGGCGAAAGCCAGCGGCATGCCGCTGACCCACGAACTGCGGCAGACGGGAATTCCGGTGATCAATTATTCGCCGAACAAGGGACAGGACAAGATTTCCCGGGTCAACGCCGTTTCCCCGCTTTTGGAAGCTGGTATGGTCTGGGTCCCCGATACGCGGTGGGCGGAAGAACTGGTCGAGGAATGTGCCGCCTTTCCCCACGGCGATTACGACGATCTGGTAGACTCTACTACACAGGCACTGATGCGTTATCGACAGGGTGGATTTATTGGGCTAGAATCCGATGACGACTTGCAAAATGACCAGCCGCGAATGAGGAAGGAATACTACTGATGGCAACGGAACAGGAACAACGCGACGCGGAATTGCTGTCACCCTATCTTAATAAATACGGGGTAGACCCCAGACAAACCTCCGAAGCCATAGCTGCCGAGGGGGAAGCACTGGGAACTTTTCTCGGTAAAGGGATACCGCGGGGAGTGACGGGTCTTTTGGGGCTGCCCGCTGATGTAGCAAACATCCTTGCCAAAATAAATCCGGTGACCCGGAACATTCCATCGGTGCAGGAACGCGATTGGCTCATGGACCCCGAAACGCCCTTGGGCGGTGAATGGCTCGCCGAACGTGCCGGCTTGCCGCGTACCGGAGACCCGGCTGAACTGTTGGGAGAACTTGCCTCGGCTTTTGTTAATCCGGCAACAGCAGGAAAAGGCATTATGGGGCTTTCCAGCAAGGTTCCTTTTATAGAAAGACAGATAAACAGGCTGATAAAAGCCGGAAAAATGCCTAAAACGGCAAAAGCGGCAACAGGCATGGAAAGAATGACTTTATCCGAGGTCATTCAGGAAGCGGAAAAAACCAGTAGTTTGCGGGCAAGGGAATTGAAAGAAGTCGGTACTCCATGGGCAGTGGGCACCAAAGAAGAACTACTCGATCTGCAAAGAGTGGCCGACGACTATATTAAAGATTCCCGGGGCAAACTTTATGGCGGCTTGGATGAAGTCAAGGATGTCCTTTACAATATGGAACGCACGGTAGACGAGCTTCTTGCCGCAGACATGATTCCGCTCAAAGGCTACAAAGCCGGTACCTCCAAACCCCAAGTTCTGGAAAAAGGCAAAATATATTTTTTTAACAGGGCACACGCGGACGGCAACCTGAAAAATTTGCAGGGCTTTGTGGATAACCCTGATTTGGGAATGGACATTATAATTGGTGGCAAGGACGGCATGGCGGATGCAGTGTTGCATATTGCCATGGAAGAAGGCATTGGCAATAAATTTTATGTGGCTTCATTGCGCTCCAATACCCCATTGGGAGGACAAAAAATATTGAAAGAAATCTCTCCAACACTGGACAAATTGGGCATTGAAGTACATATGTACCCTTCCTATAGCCCTTCTTGGAAGGTACGTGGCCAAAGCATAATGAGGAAACATTATGCAGAACTGGACAAAAGCAGAAAAGGCAATTTCTATATTGACAAGTTTAAAAAACAGCTTGATGATTACGGTGCATGGCTAAAGAAAAAATATAAAAGAGAAGGTATTGAGAAAGAGGGAGCGATAAAACACACAACAAGAACCCTAAGAAACTGGTACAAAAGAATAGGCAAGTTTGAGGAAAAAACATCTGGAGGCGGCATGGTCCGGCGTCCGGAGTACAGCCGCTATGAAAAATGGCTGGAAGGGCAAAAGAAGATTCCAAAGAAAGGAATGGGCGGCTTTATTGACAGCCCGCTTTATTTAAGAGATTATTAACATATATTCAGAATATATTCAGATCCATTCGGGAGAAAACAATGCCGGGATTAGCAAGTTTATTAAGTCGAAGAACCATGAACCCCAGAGCAGGGGGCGCAGCAGCAATGAGAAGAAATAGACCATCACTCAATTTATCGCATTTACTGCCGGGCAGGCGAGGGCAACCAGTACGACCAATACCTGAGAACTACCCTCTTCCTCCACCCGGAGGACATGCCGGAGGCCAAGTCAAAGGCTATCAAGGCGGAGGAAGAACCATGAATCCCAGAGCAGCGGGCGCAGCAGCGATGCTAAGAAATAGACCGCAACCTAGAATACAAGCAGCGCCTTGGACAGGAACACCACCCCCCAGACCCGGAGGCTGGCAGGAAGGCGGTCCCGTAGGCGTCAGCCCAGAAGAAGTGGAAATGGCATCGGAAATTTATGCAATGGCAACCCCGGAACAACAAGCCCAGATAACCGGAGGCGGCGGACCGGGAATGATGGATGAAGAAGCAGCTATCGGTGAAGCTCTGGCAATGGCCATGGGCGGCGGTGGCGGTGGCGGTCCACCAATGGGCGGTCCACCAATGAATGGCGCTCCCCCTATGGGCGGATTGATGTAATCAGGAGAGGATAATGGCAGCTAAAAAAGGTGAAGTAATCAAGGACCAAGGATTTGTTCCTTATGCAAAGCTAAAAACCATGGCAACATCCAAGGGCCCCAAACCCGGAGCGGGCAAAGGTAAATCAAGAGGCGGAGGCATCGCTAAACGCGGCACCAATTTTACCGGCGTTTTTTAAAAACCCGTGGCCATAGACGAAATCAAGCAACCGACCAATATTGATCGGATCACAGACCTGATCGATCTGGATATTGAAGCCGGACAAGAAGTAGAAATCGAAGAACCGCTTCCAGAAGGGGGCGATATTGAAGTCAATTTCCAGCGGGACGGCAGCGCTTTCCTTGATTTTATGCCTGATGAAGAGGATATGTTGCTAGACATCCCATTCGATGCCAATTTAGCCGAATATATAGACGATTCCGAGCTCGGAGCTATCGCTGCCCATCTTCTCGGGGACTTTGAAGAGGACCGGATGAGCCGTGACGAATGGGAAGACGCCTACGTCAAGGGATTAAGCCTGCTTGGATTCAAATACGAAGACCGGGATCGGCCTTTTCCAGGCGCCTCCGGCGTCACCCATCCCTTGTTGGCGGAAGCCGTAACCCAATTTCAGGCACAGGCCTTCAAGGAACTGCTGCCTTCTTCGGGTCCGGTCAAAACCGACGTAATTGGACTGGTAACACCTGAAATTGAAGCACAGGCAGACCGGGTAAGGGAGTTCATGAACTACCAAATTACCACGGTAATGGAAGAATACACCCCGGAAATGGACCAATTATTGTTTTATTTGCCTCTGGCGGGCTCTGCATTCAAAAAAGTCTATTACGATTCCAATTTACAGCGAGCCGCGAGCCGTTTTGTACCGGTCGAAGACCTTGTAGTGCCCTATGCAGCCAGTAATCTGGAAACCTGTGAAAGAATCACCCATGCAGTAAAAATGACCTACAATCAGGTCCGCAACCAGCAATTGTCCGGTTTTTACCGGGATATAGAAATTAAACCCGCTTATACCGTTTTTGACAGCGATACCCAGTCAAAAATAAACGAAATCGAGGGTTTGCAGCCCGGCAGCGGCAACGATATGCTGTACGAACTGCTGGAATTCCATGTTTCCACTGAATTAATTGGCTTTGAAGATCCCGATAAATTACATTTACCCTTTATTATTACCATTGACAAGACTTCCAGCCAGATTCTGTCAATTCGCCGGAATTATCGTGAAGATGATCCGTTAAAACGCAAGATACAATATTTTGTCCACTACAAGTTCCTTCCCGGACTTGGTTTTTATGGTTTTGGGCTGATCCACATGATTGGTGGATTGTCCAGAACAGCGACCGCAGCCCTCCGGCAACTGATCGATGCAGGCACCCTCTCTAATCTTCCTGCTGGATTCAAAGCCAGAGGACTGCGGATCAAGGACAATGAAACACCACTGGAGCCCGGAGAATTCCGGGACGTGGACGCACCCGGCGGAGCCCTGAAAGATTCCCTGATACCTCTCCCCTACAAGGAACCCAGCCAAACTTTATTCCAGTTAATGGGATTCTGTGTCGAAGCAGGGCAACGCTTTGCTGCCGTTACCGACATGCAGGTGGGCGAAGGCAATGAACAGGCAGCAGTCGGCACCACTTTGGCACTCCTTGAACAGGGGACCAAGGTCATGTCCGCTGTCCACAAGCGATTGCA